AGACTTCCAGTTGTGCACGGATCGGGTTGACGAACGAGTCGTTTCGCTGGAGGTCGAGGCCGACGATGATTTCGACGTCGCTGGCGGCCATGCTCGCACCGAGCGTGTTGCTGTAGTAGTTCTGGTACTCCTGGCCGACACCGAACTCAAGCAGGTCGTGCAAGAGGATGTTGTAGATGCTCGAAAGGCCGCCCGACTCCGAGGTGAAAATCTCCCGACGTGTGGTCTCGTCGATTTCCGCCAGGGTCCAGGTCCGCATGTCCTCGAAAGCCTCGATGGACATGAAGATGTCGGTCAGCTTGCCGCGACGCAGCGAGGTGGAGTTGCCACCGGCCCGACGTCGCATGGTCTGCTGCATCTTGGTCAGCAGGGTGAGGGTGAGGCGACCCTGGGCGGCATTCGCGTCCGAGACGAGAATGTTCCGGTCGGCCGCAGCACCGAGCAGGGTATGCCAGGCGTCGTCGTTGTACTTCTTGACGAAGCCGGCCTCGAAGATTTCCATGGCCCGGCCGACGATATCCCAACGGGCATCGCGGGCGAGCTTGAGCCCCCAGTCGATGCTGTTGCCGATTTCGTAGGTCGGCACCATGATGTAGTCGCCTTCGATCGCTCGCTCAGGGATGCGACCGTGAGACGGGATGGTGTAGGCGACGTGATTCTTCTCGGTGCCGGGGGCCAGGGTGTCGAGCGGGAACTCGGGGGCGGTCCCAGGCGGCATCTCGATCGCTTCGAAAATGCCATCGGCTACGTTACCGGCCATGATACCCTGACGGAGCGGAAGCTCAAGAGCCTTAGCAATCTCGAACATCGCCGGGCGGGAAACGTTCGTGTCCGAAGAGGCCGAACGCTGGAGCAAGTCCTTGACCTCGGGGTCGGGCTGCCGATACAGCGACGCCTGACGACGCTCCTTAATAAGTTGCTGACGAGTCTTCATATATTACTCCTTACAGATTGACGCGAATGCGGTAGTAGCCGTCTTCATCCGCAGTGGTTTCGAAGAAGCCAACGGCCGGTGCGACACCGGTAGCCTGAACGTTGGTGAACAAGCCGCTCGGGCCGGCATAGGCAAGGTCGCCACCGGCGATGGTGCCAGTGACCATATTGGTGGTGACGGTGCCTCGGGTGACCAGGACCGCCTTCTGGCCGACCTGGGACTCCTCTTTGTAGAAGTTCAGGTGGTACTTGGTCTGATCGATGTTCACAAAATCATTGAACAAAACACCGATAGGACGCTTGCCAGACGGGTTGGCCGCATAGGCGACGACTGCATTCGCGTTGCCGGGATAGCCGCCGGACGCATAGGTGCTGGCCGTTGCAAGTCCGCCACGCTCGGCGACGGTGTTGCAGTACCAGTTGATGTCATAAGTGAACTCTTCACGATCGGGCTTCAGAGCCATAGTGCTTTACCTCCGGTTGTTATTCAGAGTCGAGGCTCGCCTCGTCGCCGCTCACTGCGGTACGAAGGAAACCCTTGAAGAAATTGGCGGTCGACTTGCGGACTTCCGGCTTCTCGACGGAAGGCACGGCGGCCAGGTTGACGTTCTGCTGGGACGCCTTCGCGGTCTCGACGACGTCGCTGATGACGGCGGCGGCGGTCGGCTTCTCTTCCACGGCCGGAGCGGCAGCGGCAGCGGCCCAGGCGGCGGCGAGAACCTCGACGGTCTCGGTGAACTGCTCTTCGCTGAAGGAGGCGAACTTCTCGGCCAGCGATGCGGCCTTGTCGGAAGCGGCACCCTTCTCGATCATCGCGGCGATGCGAGCGGCCTTGGTCTTCTCGACCACGACCTTCGCGAGTTCCGCGTTGGCGGCTTCAAGCTCGGTGCTCTTCTCGGTCAGCGAGGCGGTCACGGTCGTGAGCTTCTCGGCGACCTCGGTGTGGGAAGCGGTGACGGTGGCGACCTGCTCGGTAAGATTGCTAATCTGAGCATCCTTCGCGACAATGTCGGCCTTGAGGCCGGCGATGGTGGTCTCATAATTCTGCGAGGCGTTCGCCTGGAGCTTCTCGCTCAGGGACTTGATTTCCGCCTTGGCGGCAGCAAGCTCGTCCTGGATGGGCTTCAGGGCGTCGTTGGTTTCAGCCATTGTTTTTGTCTCCAAATTTTGTGCTTGTTCAGCAACAGAATGATCTACAAGGTTATACACCAAACTTGCTTGAGCAGGTTCAAAAGCATGTGTGGTGAGGATGACGCTGTCGGCGTTGCCCGGCTTGCGGACCAGACCCTTGCCGCTGAACGCCTTGATTTGCATGAGCCGCCCGAGGGTGTATTCGGACCCGGTGGCCTTGTCGACGAACTTGCCCGTGCCGCCGTACGGGATCAGATACTTCGTGAGGAACGCCGACGCACTGTTGCGTTCGATGACCCCGTGGTTTCCCTGCTCGTCGATCACCGCGTAATCGAAGCCCTGGAAGAGGCACTCCATCGACACGAACCATTCGCCATTGATGATTTCTGCGATGGTCTTCTCGATCAGGGCGTCGCGATCTTCGTCGCCGATATAGCGATAGATGACCGAGCCGGTGACGATGTGAAACTTGTCGGGCAATTCATCGACCGGGGTGTCGTCCGCGATGACGTTCATATCACAGTCGACCACTTCCGCTGATGTGATGTGGCCGATGATGTCGAGGGGGTTGTGTTCGAAATTGAACGCTTTGTCGACCGCCGAGCCGCGTGCATTCCAGGTCTGAACGCGGTCAAAGACGTCCGCATTCTTGTTCCAGCCGGTGCTGACCAGGATATCTTTCATGTAGAAGAGATCAAATTGGCCGTCGTTGGTGGCGACGGCCTTCTGGTACATCGACTTGGCGATGGATGCTTCGGGATTGACGCTGCTCAGGGGGCTCAGATAAGCGATCGAATTGTGCTGCTGGATGATGTCGGACAGGCCGTCATTGATTTCGGACCTGAAGACCGGGATGTTATACTTCATCGATTTGCTCCCTGTATTAGGTGACAAAGTATTTATACACCGACTCAGTCACGATTCCTCAGATTGAACGCCTTCACGAGCGACGCCTGGGCCTTGGTGAACTCCTGGGGAGCACCGAGTTCCGTCTTGAGGTGGGCATCGGCGAACCCCGGAGATGCCGAGGCAGAGATGCGGGTCATCTTGCGGACGGTGCCGACCGTCTCGTAGGTGGAGACCTCGAACGAGACCTCGTGGTACTTGTCGCCGGGAGTGCCATACTGATAAACCGAAACGCTGTTCGCGTTCGGGACGGATTCGCCGTCAACGCTGACGTCGAATTCCTTGGTCTCCGTGTCAATCGTCACTGTCATCTTCGCCATCGGATTCTCCTTTAAGGATTGAGTATGCCGAGATCTGCATTTCACGCAGGTTCTCGGCCGTTTGTGGGATACCAGCCTCGACGATGAGGCTCGCAGCCAGGTTGGCAATCTCATCAGACAGGGGCAGGGGACGGGCCAGCACGCCGGTCACGTGGGCCGCATCGACCTTCGTGTACGGCTCGGTCGCCCAGAGCACGGACAGCTTGGTCTGCTCCAGCTCGGCCACCTGGTCGCCGCTGAGGCTGCGGACGTTCTTCTTGTCGAACCGCTCCAGCATGATCGGGGTCACGGACTCGGCGATGACCTTCTGGGCGGTGCGTGCCCACGCGGTCATCTGGACGAGTTCGCTCGCCGAGGTGCGGGGGAGGACCCGACGCTGCTTACGCTTGGCCTGGTCCTTCGTGCCGGACGGCCTTCCCTGCCCCGGCTGCCCCTTCGTCTGCGGTGCGGACAGCTTCTTCTTCATGGCCTGCTTCTTGAGCGGGAGCATCGCCTTGTGCTCGGCGTCCTTGTGCTGGAGCCGCTGCTCGTGGACTTCCTGGCTCTGCTGGGCCTGAAGGTCGGCCTTCTTGGCGTCAAGCTCTTGCTGGGCCTTGAGCTGCTTGTCGGCCTGCTTGTTCTGATTCTCGACCAGGGACATGTCACCCTTCGCACGCGGCTTCTTCTCGACCCCGGCCTCGGACGGTGCAAGGAGGCCCTGCGTCAGAGCAATCTTGGTCATCTGGTGCTCGGGCTGCGATTCGAAGAACGGTCCGGCCTTGGCGGGCTTGCTGCCCTTGTCGCGGGCGGCGTTCTCTCTCGCGATGCGTCGTGCCTCGACTTCCGGAATCATGCCGAAGTTCTCCTGGACGGTCTCGTCGGAGACCAGGAAGCGGTCGTAGAGCTGGACCCAGAGCATCTTCTCGGCGGCTTCGTCATACAGATTCATGTTGTCATAGACAAGCATGGGCTCCTGCTTGTCTCCGATCGCCTGCCGGACGATCTCCAGTTCCGCCTTCCAGAATCGATTGGCAATGGTGCGGCCGTAAGACAGCCGCTCGATCAGGGTCTTGATCGAGATCGCGTTGTTGGTGAAGCCGGCCCCCTGGGTGCTGCTCCCGGTGAGCGACTGCGGGATGCCCAGGCCGGCATAGATCGCCCGCAAGGTCTCCGCGTACTTCGCCGCCCCGAGGAACTGGTGGGTGTTCGTGGTCGTCTCGTGGAGCCGCAGGGTGTCGTCCCAGACCAGGTCGCGGGGGCCACCCGTTTCAGATGCGGACATCAAAATATCTTGAAGAGCCATGATCGCACCGGGGCCGGGCTGGATCTTGTGCTCAAGCGACCCGACGTTCCAGAGCCGGACCCCGCTGATGACGCCGTCGAGGGCGGCACCGTCGGCCCGCTTCATCTTCTTATAAAGGGTCAAGTCGCTGAGGATGCTGTGGATCATGGGCACGGCCCACTGCATCCAATCATCCTTCATATAATGATGCACAGAGATCATATCATTGTCGAGTAGGACGTACTTCTGACCATTCTGGATCGGGTCGCGGACCCACGCGGGGAGCATGGCGACCAGCTCCTTCTGGCTGGGCGTCTTGGGGGTCTTGATCGACAGGAGCAGCGAATTCGGGATGCGGAGGATGTAGACCTGCTTGCCCAGGAACGCCGCCAGCTCGCCGTCCACCGTGTCGAGCGACGCGGGGTTCAGGAACGTGTACTCGATCGGCAGCTCGTTCTTGCTCGGCTTGATCAGCTTTTTGAACTCGGCGTTGGGCTTGTAGGTGGCGACCGTCTTCATCATCTGCTCGATCTGCTTCTGCGAGAGCTTGGCCACCTGACGCTGCACGGCGTTGTTGCCGAGGCGATAGAGGTAGTTCAGGAACCGCTCGGTGACGATCGGCATCTGGACCTGGTTCGCCCAGGCCGTGTAGAACTGCTGCTTCTTCCTGTTGGGGTGGAGGATGCGGATGCCCTGGGCCGCGAAGCTGCTCATCATGTCGATGACGTTCCGCACGAAGCCGAGGCCGGGGTCGTAATAGGCGTCGTTGGACGCCGCCATCATCTCCCGCACGGCGACATTGGTCAGACGGGTGGCGGTGTGGGCCTCCCGGCTGGTCCTGGTCCTCTTGTTCGTGCTCGACGCGGCACTGTAGACGCTCGCGGAGCTGCGGTCGATCCACTCGACGGCCCCGAGTGCCTGGGCCGCCATCTCCGGGTCGGGTCCGACCTCGGCGGCGTATGAGTGCAGGAATGCCGAACCGTGGGGCTCGGCATCCTTGATATTGTTAGCCATATGACTACCCTCGAAATGGTAATGGGAATGGAATGGGATTGTATTCCCAATACCTTATCTTACACCGCGAGCACCGCTCACCCCCGGATCATGCGGGAGAAGACGGCCACGTTCTGGTTGGCCTGCTTCATGAACCATTCGGGGCCGCTGTTGTACATCACCTTGGATTCGTCTTT